ATCGTTACAATGGCTTTCCCAGCCGAACCAAACACTGCCGATGCCTGCTTTACTACGTGATAGAATGCCGTAAATGCATATTGTTGTTTTGATAAACCTAATCCCACTGCCGCAAAAGCACCGCCCACTGCTAACGCAAGTGCGGCTAATATCTGTAGACCTTTGGCCGCGACGGCAATACTACCTAGTGCGACACTCATTTCTACAATAGCTTTAACTATCTTATCAATTTGCTCTGGTTCTAATTTGTTAACAAAGTTAGCTAGTGGTTCAATTGTTTTTAATATGCTACCTTGCAATGTTTTAAAAGCCATATCTAATTTGTTTTGTAAATCAGCGGCAGCTTTTACGCTACTTGCATATGCTTCACTTTCTTTTGTAGCTTGTGCAAACTGTGAACTTACACCAGTTAAACTAGTCGTGCGTAAACTCTTACCAAACAATTCTGTCTTTAATCTTGCTTGCTCACTAAGATTGCCGACTTTACCTAGGCCATCAATAGTTCTTACAAACAAATCTTCTGAACTTAGTGTTCTTAAATCTTCTAAAGATATGCCGATGCTAGCAAAGGCGGCTTGTGCGCCTACTGCACCATCACCTGCTTTGCCTAACGTTTCATTGAATTTTAATAATGCTGTATTAGCATCATCTGCTGTGCCACCATTAAGTGAGACTGCTCTACTAAAGCCTAGAATTTTATCAACTGCAACGCCAGTAGCATCATTAACATCTTGTATAGCGTCTGCAAACTGTATTGTTCTAGTTATAAGACCACCTAATGCTATGCCAGCAATAGCAGTTTTTAGTTTTGCAAAACTATCGTTAACTGTTTTAACTTGCGTTTCAACTTTCTTAAGCGAATTAATAGCGCCAGTGGTGTTTACGTCAACGGTATAACTTAAATCTGCCATTTTATTTCTTTCTTAATATCTCTGCCATACGTTTTTCTACAAACTGTTCCGTTGGTTTAGTCATACCATCAGGAGCTTGTTTACTAAAACCTTCATCTAACTTTTGTGCATATGGATAACCAGCAACAATCTTATTACCACTCAATCGTGTTTTGCGTCTTGCGTTACCACTACGTATAGGAGTATCTTTTACGAACTGAGTAAAAGCTTCTTTAGGCAAATTATTAATTTGTTTATTGATGCGTTTTAAACTAGCGGTGATATTGTCTTTAATTGTTATAGACATTACTGTTCCTTATTCTTATTCAACAGCGTTAATAATTCATCTTCTGTAAAATCAGGGATTGGGTCTCTGCCATTGTTCATCTGCTTCTTGTGATGATAATTTTCAAATGTCATTGCCATATCCATAATATACAAATCGAATGTATTACTTCTATTCAAGACTTCACTAGGTAGCATACCATAACGCTTACCTAATCCATCTATAGTCAGTATGAGAGCCATCTTTTCAGACTTAGGATCAATACTGTCTTGTGTTACTTTCCCAGTAGTTCAGTCACCTTACCAATTGCCTTCATCAATACGTGTGTTGGTAGCATAGCATCGTCTTTAAGAATCTCTTTGCCTTTGTCGTCTAGTATCAATGTGCGAACAATACCAATGATACCTGCAGTATCATTACCTGTTGCGTTTGCAAGCTTCATAAAAACATCCATAGGTTGACGATCCCAAGTCCAGAATTCGATTGCTTCACCGAACTCTTTGATGGTATCTTCATCATCGATATGAATGTCTATTAGTTGGGGTTTTGCTGTAAGTTGTGAGAGTTTCATTTGTTATATCCTTTTAAATTATTGTAATGTATTTATTCGTTATCTGTTAGTTCTTCTAATAGTTGATTTAGTAGAGCTAAACGAAATGCTTGTTTTGCTTTTAGTTGTTTGATTGTTGCCTGCAGATTATCTAACATAGGCATCATCTTTGCTTCGTCTGCAATAAGACTACGCAATTTTTCTTCATTGGTTTTATACCATACTTGTTCTTGTTGTGTCATTTGTTTTCCTAATTAAAAAGGGGATACCTTTTGAGCATCCCCATTCTTCCCATCTATATTGAGATTAAGGGTTCTGGTTTGAAACCATACTACCATTGACAGCTAATGTCATTGGTGTCACCCAAACAGGTGCATCAGGACTCGCTGTAGGTGCTAGTGAAGAAATAAATCCTTGACCAGCGTAGTAGTAAGCATTAGCAGTAGTATTACCGCCATTGATTACCATTTTGAATTGCAATGGTATCTTGTTGATACTCAAATCAGATATACCATAGAAGGTAGCACTGTTTGCAGTAGCATTTGCATTACCAAAGAATACTCCACCATCGATAACCATATTCACAGAAATCTCATTGTCTGCTGGTGTTGTTAACTTATACATATCTGTACTACAGAAATCGATGTATGAGTATACTCCAGTAGAGTTAGTGATTGTTACGTCCTGTAAACAAGTTACACTTAGTGTATTTGCAATGTTACCCCAGTTAGCACTGTTGCTAATGAGGTCTGTACTTACCAACATTGTTGGTTGAGTACCTGATGTGTTAACTGTAATTCTTGCCATTTTAGTCTCCTTGTATGTTGGCTTTATGTATTAAATTCTAATCTCGTTAAATTGAATGTCCAGGTGTGAATTGCCGCTCTTGTTGGACCATATGATAAGTCTTGTGAATAGGTTCTTTGAAAATAACCATCCATCAACTGTATTCCTAATTCTGATGTTGTTACTAAATCTCCAATAATGTTACAAACTTGTGATTCGTAAGGGTCTTGTTGAAACGAAACATAATTCAATGTAAAAGTATCAGTAGCATTGTAGATTGATCCACAATATTGTATACCTAATTGATTTACGCTTCTTTCATTAGTAATAACGTTACTTACATACAATCCAAATCTAACCATACTGATATCACTAGGAAATTCGTCATAGATCGGAATGTTCCAAGATGATGGTATAGTTAAACGCAATGAATCCATAATCTCCATTTGAGAGACAGTGGGTCCATTCTGTGTAGTGTAAGTTTCTACAGCCATTAGAAATATCTCCTATCGCCGTTGAAATAATCAACATCTGCTGTCCAATTTTCTTCAAGTTTTGTCGTTGGTCCTTGTGGACTATCCATATATAAATCATAGAAGTTCATAAGTTGTAACGCTTTTGTCCATTCATCATCACATCGCTTTTTAGCGAATTCATAATTCTGAACATCAACCTCATTCATATTAGACACATCAGTTACTAGTGATTCATAGAATACTAGTATTGCACCGAATGTGTCTAAACGAATTAATGTTTGGTCACTCTTAATGAGTAGACTAGGATTGAAGCTTGATATCAATTGACCGTCTGGCAGATTAGCATAATAGTAAGCACCTAACACCGTGTCGCAGTATTTCTGCCACCATCCGAACTCCAACTTATAGAGCCACTCTTGTGAACCGACTTTAAAGTAGGGAGCCCAATCAACTTGTAGAGCACTAGCTCTGCGTTCCGCTGCCGGATCGTAGAACTGTATGTCCTCTACTGTTGCATTTGATATTCGTTGATAGGGTACTGACATATTATATTATTCCTAGACTTAATTCAAATTAGGCTTGAACGATGTTAATAGCTCCGCCTCTACGCAAGTCACCAACGCCTGAACCAAAATAGCCCACGCCAGTTAACCAAATCTGCAAGCCACCTGGGATTTCACCAGTTTTTAGTTGCAAGCCTTCTTTCATAACAGTGAACAAAGCACTGTCGCCGAAGTAAGCACCAATTAGTACAGGATATGTACCGCCGCCTTCGCTTACTATAACACGATTAGCACTCGTCAAGAATGTAGTGAACATAAGCATACAGCCATATACAGATTCAATACGACCTGTTGATAATAGTTCATTACCAAGTGCTGATAGGTTACTACCACCACTTTGTGATGTTGCGCCACCTGTTAGTTCAGCTAACAAACGAGTTAGTGAAGAACCAATTACGCCATCGTCACCATTTGAGTCAAGCACAATGACAGGTGTACCTGGCATACGAGCAACTTTAAAGTTCTGCTTAATGTTACGAACCATTGTTAGAATCTTATTTGCAGTGAAACCTGCTACTGCTGAACTGGCAGCGTTGCCGTCTGGTAATAGATCCATAGCACCTAATTGCAAGACACGATCAAAACCGTCAGCACTAGTTGCGTAGTATGTATTGCTTGGTGTTGCTTTAAAGCTTGCAAAAGCCGCTGTAACACGTTGGTCAACTTTTTCAGCGAAACTCTCACCAAGTTCAGCACCTAATGTAGCTGCCAATGTAAAACTTGTTGTCCATCCGTAGAAGATATCGAACGCTGTTTGTGCAACTGCTGGAGTTGCTGTGATTGTACCTTGACCCAATGAAGGATTCTGTACTGTAGCATTACCAGAGAATGTGCCACCAGTGCCGTTAGCATTGTAATCCTGATATGTGATTGGAGCAAAGTTAGGTACTAAAAATGTTTGACCCTGTGTAGGAGCAACCACGTTAGTGAAGTTAACTAGACCGTTAGATTCGTGCATAGCACGTAATGCGAAATTTGAAATCGCTGTTGTGAAGCCAAACGCTTCGTCATTTGGACCGCCGAGAACATAAGCCATAATATTTTCCTTAAATTAAATTTGTTGGCATCAGAGCACTTTACGACTTGAACTAGATACTGTTGCTGATACGCCTAGACCTTTTAAGCCTACACCTTTACCTAAACCATTCTTGTTAGCCCACGCATTGAATGCGGCAGGGTCACGTGAATAGTCTGGTATAGTTTCTTCTAACGCACCAGTAAAACTACCTTGTCCAGGTCTTAAACCTGATCCAGAATTGGAATTGCTCTGTCTCAATAACTTAGGATTACCCTGAGCTACTTCTTGTACCAATCCCTGGATTGTAAGTGGCATACCATCACTACCATATCGTTCTTGACCTTTTTGATTTACGATAGCATATGTGCCATCATCGTTCCATTGAATATTGTTCTTCACTTTATTCAATGCATAATCAAGTAAGTCAGTATCGAACTTGTCGCCCATTGCTCGCTGAATATCACTATCAAGTTCCTTCTCACGCAATCTTTGCTCTTTTACTGCTAGATCGTTTTGAAGTTTACTGAATTGTTCGTGCAAGTCATTGGTTGTAACACGTCCTGAACTTTGTTGTTTAGATTGTTCCACTGGCTGTGCGTTGCCACCGAGTTGTTGAGCAGATGTTCTAGCAACATAAGCAAGAGCATCTTCTACGCTTGTAAATTGAGTACCACTAGCGTTGCTAAGGGCCGTCAATAAACTTTGAGTAGTGCTCTTACGAATTGCACCAGGATTTACCTGCTCTGTGCCACCGTCTTGTGTTTCCACTGACTGGTTTGCATTAGTCTGGCTGTCGTTGCCAACGAAAGATTTTTGATCCATTTAATTTTTTCCTTGATTGTTCGTAATCACCGAGTTTGTATTGTATTTATTACAATTAGTTTTTAGGCAGT